AGAGGGCTTTCGTTATTCCCAATGAGACCACGACCCCCATTTGATTAAAAAAACCACGAAAAAATACTTGACAAATAAACGGGCGTGTGGTATTATAATTATAGAAACAAGGAAACCGTATAAATTAAGGAGGAATAAAAATGACAGATGCAAGATTGTATAAATTAGCTTATCACCAATTATTAGAGAATTTTGTTGAAGTGTGTAAGGATGTTCTGTCACATCCTAATGATGAAGTAAAGCAATATGAAAAGGATATTTTATGGACTGAGTTAGTACAGCTTAAGACAGAAATGAGAGATAAAAATATTAATTAAGGAGGAATAAAACATGTTAAACGGTAAGATTGTATGGGACGAAAGATACGGACAGGGTTCATATAACTTTTATAAACAAGCGAAAGAAGTTGAAAGACAAATAAATAACGACGATTTTGTAATAGGAACGGTATTAAGAGTAAATGATGAAATTCGTACCAGAATAGCTAAAATTTTAGAAAGAAGTGAAACTGATAATATAGGGCGTGCAATAGATTATTGCTTAAGAAGCACTGCAAGATACTTGCATAGAATGTATTACATAAAAGATGGGCATAAATATATGGCTACTATAGATTTAGTATTGAAAAAATTTATTTTAGAGATTGATTAAAAGGAGGAATAAAAAATGATGAATGAGAAATATAAAATAGCGTATGAATTATGTAAACAAGATATAGAGCTAGGGCTATACGATAAATCTTTAGTAGCAGTGGCTATGCAAATTGGCAGACTATCTGCCTTTTTAGAGCTATCAGACTTCACAGAGGACGAGAGAGATAATGAAGAAAATAAATTGCGTGAATTGTGTAATTGTTGGGAAAAAAGATATTATTCAAAGGAGGAAAAAATAAATGATTAAATACAGACTTCATAATATTACTAATTTCGGCGTAGAAATCCACGACTTCTACACTGAAAACTCACTAAACAACTACATATCCTTATTAGTAGACTCTCCGTATTGGGTTGAAAATTTAGAAACACATGAAAATGTGTTTATAGGTTTTGACGGTCATACAAAAGTAGTTATCCCCGATAAACTAGATGACTTAAATGTTTCACGTGAAACATTACATGAAACTGAAATAGACTGGATAAAAAGGCACACACCTATAGAAGAAGAAAAAGAACCATACACTAAACTAGAAAAGATATCCTCTTTCTTATGTATTTTGTCCGCCATTATCATGGCAACCTTTTTATTATATCTTTTTTTATCTTCTGTTTCATTTATAGCAGAGCACTTTTCACAGTTCACATGGAAAGTTTTCAATCTTTTATAAGGAGGAAAAAAACACATGGCAAAATTAACAAATCAATTACTGCGTTACAAAGTAATGTTCACAAAAGGCGGAACAGGTGGATACACCGCTCGCGTCATGATACCAAAAGAAGCGATACGCGATTTAGACATCCACCCGGGAGACAGTATTGAATATACGCGCGTACCGCATGGCTTGTTATTAAGAAAAGTGCAAAAGGAGGGTGACTAAAAGATGGCGAATAAGCATATAAAAAAGAAGAAAACAAAAGCGGAGACTATTCAAAAAGAATATACTCACGAATACACTAAATATCTAGCTCGTGTTAGAAATCAACAGAAACAAGGTGTACAAGTAAAGATAATTAAGCGAGTAAAAAATCCAACGCAAGTTTCAATTAATAGAATTAAAAAGCAGACTGCAAAAGAAATACGAAAAAATGCAACGGTTGTTGATATGCTTACTGGCGAGGTTATAACTTCTAAAGAATATGGACGTAAACACGCTCTTGAAAGAAACAGAGTTTTTATAAAATTAACTCCGCAAGAGCAGGAATATGCTAGAACTCAAGGTTATACTACGGTTGAAGAATTGAAAAAGCTACAAATGTCGGGTATAATAGTTATTGAAACAACACCTGTATTAGACTATGAAGCTATTATTGATTCCTGGTATGATTCATTAGAAAGTTTTGTACCAAAAACAGCATATTGGTTAAGACAAAAAACAGATGCTTTATTGGCTAACGCGTCAAATAAAGAAAGGGCACTATTTGCATATACATACGCAAAAGAACCAGAAGCATTTCCAACAGAGCCATACATGGATAAAGCTACGGTTGACGCTGTGTTTTGGAATATTTTGCAAAGAATGGGCGTTCTTAGTTCTACAGAAGATTTTCAAGAATTTCTACAGGAACAAGATATTGTTATTGAGAGTGAATAAAAAGAGGTGAGTATAAATGCCACGAAAAAAACAAATAACCTTTTGGGCTTGCGACTTTGAGACAACGGTATGGGGTGAAAAAGTAGAGCAAGAAAAAGGTAAAAAACAAGACAGTACAGAAGTATGGAGTGCGGCTGATGTGGCTTTATATGATGAAGACGAAACTGTAACAATAACTCATTCAATAAGAGATTTTTTAAATAGGTTTTTGACAATGAAAGGAAATAATATATTATACTTTCATAACCTTGCTTTTGACGGTTCATTCATAGTTGATTTCTTATTAAAAGAGGGTTGGAGGTGGGTACACTGTAAAGATAAAGAGATGAATTCAAAAGAGTTTCAAACTTGTATATCAGATATGGGTTCATGGTACTGGATTAAATTAAAATGGAATAAGACTTTTTTGGAGATTCGAAACTCTTTAAAGCTTATGCCCTCCTCATTGAAAAACATCGGGAAATCATTTGGCACAAAACACCAAAAATTAGACATGAATTATGAGGGTGAGAGATACGCTTATTGCGACATATCTGAAAAAGAGAAAAAGTATATTGAAAATGATGTGTTAGTGTTAAAAGAGGCTCTTGAAATGATGTTCAATGAAAATCATAATAAATTGACTATTGGTTCATGTTGTTTATCAGAATTTAAAGGGTTTTACGATGCTAAACAATATGATAAGCTATTCCCCGATATTAGAGAGGATTACTTAGACGAAGCAATAACAGGCGCATGGAATCAGTGGGATTATGTCCACAAGGCATATCATGGTGGTTGGTGCTATGTCAATCCCCAATATGCGCATACGGTAGTTGGTTGGGGTTTAGTGCTTGACGTAAACTCTCTGTACCCGTCCATGATGCATAGCATCAGTGGCAACAAATATCCATTTGGGCATGGTGAATATCATAGAGGAGCGCCACCCGATGAACTTATAAGCTCCGCTAATAAATATTTTTTTATCCGCTTCAATTGCCGTTTTCAACTCAAAAAAGGGGCGTTCCCATGGCTACACATTAGGCAGAGTGCGTTGTATAAAGCGAATGAAAATTTATACAGTTCGAATATTAGATATAAGGGTGAATATTATCGATATTATCGCGATATTGACGGACAGATGCATGATACCAATGTTACTCTCAATATGACTTGTACTGATTGGCAGTTGTTCCAAGAGACTTATGATATTTATGATTTGGTCATTTATGATTATGTATGGTTTTACGCGAGAGAGGGGTTTTTTGATGAATACATAGATAAATACGGAGAAGAAAAGAGAACCTCAAAAGGTTTTAAAAGGCAGAAAGCGAAGCTCTTTTTAAATAATCTTTACGGAAAATTTGCCATGTCGGATAACTCTTCCTATAAAGAGCCTTATCTTGACGAAGATGGAATTATTAGATTTATCTTGCACGAGGAACATGAGAAGAAAGTCGGCTATATTCCTATAGGTAGTGCTATTACTTCATATGCTATGAATTTCACAATTCGTCATGCTATGGCAAATTATGACAGATTTTGTTATGCTGATACGGATTCAATCCATTTGATTGGACTAGATAAAGCAAATCTGGTTGTAGAGCACTCAACGAATTTTTGTTGTTGGAAATGCGAAAGCACGTTCGATTTTGCATATTATGAACGACAGAAAACTTATGCAGAACATATAGTTGAAGAGAACCATAAGCCTTGCGAACCTTATCTTGATATAAAAGCGTGCGGTATGAGTAGTCAAGCTAAGCGAAAATTTATTGAAGACGGAAAAGATATATCAGAGTTATCTACAGGTCTTAGCATGGAGACTTGTAACTTGAAAGCAGAGCGCGTGAAAGGTGGTATCGTATTAAGAAATAAAGACTTTAAAATCCACGCTCAAAAAGATAAAAAAATTATGATATAATACTTGACTATATCTAGTTGTTGTGTTATTATAATAATGTAATAAATAAAACATATTACATTGCAATTCACACTCAAAGAAACAGAAAAAAGGAGGAAAAACAAGATGTTTACAAGGACATTAGTTACAGCGGAGGTATCTCTAGAAAGAATCTACAAAGATAAGGAGACTGGTGAAATCAAGAAAGATTGCTTTGACGAAAAATTACCAAATTGCAAGACAAGAGACAAAGCAGAAATCTTGATTGAAAAACAGTACAAAGGCGATATTATTTCCATTTTGGATATTAAATTCAAATTAGAGAAACGTGTTATGACAGACGAACAGTTCTTACTTAATTCAGATGTCAAGAGCGAAAAAATTGTTACCGAAGCAGAGTTGCAGGGAATGAAAAAGGAAGATTAAAAGGAAAAACAGGAGGTAAATAACATGGTAGAAATTAAAGAAATGAGCAGAGAGTTTACAAAGGTCGAAAAGTATTTAATGACCACAGCACCCGACATTGAGTCATTAAAAAATATCGCTGATGGAGAGTCTATCCCAGTTGACGGTTTTCTTATTTTTGACGATATTAAGGATAGTGGAGAAGTACAGGAGCTTGTAAGCATTATCACACCCGATAAGAAAGTTTATTCTGGGCAGTCTGCAACCTTTAGACAGTCTTTGAAAGATATTGAAAGTGTTATGGACTGTGAAAAATTCTCTATCGTTAAAATTAGCGGAAAGACAAAAGCTGGACGCGATTATATCAATTGCACACTGGACACATCAAATTTATAATATGATGTCGCGAGAATACCATTTTAATTCTCTTCTTCTAGAGGGGTGGCTATATGCCACCTCTTTTATAAAATAAATGTTTCACGTGAAACATTAAGGAGGTGCTAAAATGAATAATGATGGTTATTATCACTGCGAGAGATTATTAACCATGAAAGATAAATATGGGAAAACTCCAGATATATATATTGTTGATGGTAACAGAACAGCGGGAAAAAGTTACTCCATTAAATGCAGACAAGTTTCTGATTTTTTAAAGGATAAATACAGACCAGAAAACCAGTTCATTTATCTATACCGAAATGTTATTGATATGACAGAGTGTGCAGACACCTATTTTGGCGATATCGCGGAAGCATTTGACGGTTATGTTATGACTGAAAAGCGCTTGATGCGAGGGTCATTAGTGCAGTTATTTATCAATGAAGAGCCATGCGGTTATTGTTTGGCTTTAAATGTTGCAAGAAAATATAAAAAAATGCGTGGACTGTTTGTCAATATACGCTCTATATTTTTTGATGAGTATCAAGATGAAGATAATATATATTTGCCAAATGAAGTAAATAAGTTATTATCGTTATGCACCACAATTAGTTCTGGTCATGGTAAACAACATAGACGAGTGATTTTATATATGTCATCAAACACAGTATCGTTATTGAACCCTTATTATAAGGAATTTGGCATAAACAAAATGTTAAAAAAAGACACTAAATTTTTACGTGGTGATGGTTGGGTGTTTGAACGAACTTATAATGAAAATGCATCAACGGCATATAAAGAAAGTGGCATTGCGCGAGCTTTTAAGCACGCTAGTTATAATGAATACGCTAGTGAAAATAAATATTTAAACGATAATGAATGTTTGATTGGTAAACCCTCGGGGCAATCACGTTATATTTGTACAATTAAATTTAACGATAATCTGTATAATGTTAGAAAATACGATGCATGTTTATACGTATCAATGGGTGCAGACGAAAGCTTCCCGACACGTATATGTTTCACGAAAACTGATGTGATAGATAATACGGCTATACGAGTTAACTCGACCCATTACATTGTTACGATGCTACGTGAATATTTTAACAGAGGGTTGCTTTTGTTTGAAAATTTGGATTGTAAGAACATGATATTTGATGTAATATCCTTTTAATGTTTCACGTGAAACATTGACATTTCAAATGATATATGTTATCATAATATTGTACCCAAAATAATACGAGCATTGTTATTGATATACACGCACATAGACAAGTAGTCTGATATCAATTTTTGGCGTTGCGTTCCCTTTGCATTGATTATTTTGTAACGTACAAAATGTTTCACGTGAACAATGTTTCACGTGAAACATTTTTTATTTACAAACAAATCTATTTGTGTTATAATAGAAAAAAGGAGGTGATATCGTGGCACAGGAAATCATGACAGCTATTAACACGTTGGGGCTACCTACAGTTGTGGCAATTGCTTCTATGTGGTATGTGAAATATCGTGAAGATAAAAACGACGCTCGCATGGACAAACTAAACGAATCACACAAACAGGAAATGACAGACATTACAGAAGCAGTGAACAATAATACGCTTGCGTTACAACGCATCTGTGATACCTTTGAACAGAAAAAGGAGGATTAAAAATGAGTGTAAAAAAAGCAGTTGATGTTTCTTATCATAATGGAGTGATTGATTTTGAAAAAGTAAAAAATGCTGTAGACTATGTTATCATTCGTTGCGGTTATGGGCAAGATATGACATCACAAGACGATAAACAATGGAGTCGAAACGTGAGTGAATGCGAGCGATTGGGCATTCCATACGGAGTTTATTTTTATTCCTACGCAAAAACAACAGCTAGAATTGAGGGTGAAATTAATCACTGTCTTAGATTATTACAGGGGCACACTCCTAATTTACCTGTATTTTTCGACAGCGAGGAAAAAGGAACACAGTCTGTAGCAAAGCACAACGCAAAGCGCTTTTGTGATGCTATGCTGACGCATGGATATAAAGCTGGAATCTATGCTAGTAAATCATGGTACGAAAATTACATAGGGGAGACTTGGGGTTATGACTTATGGATTGCTCGTTATGCGAATGCATTAGGTGTAGACAATGTAGACATTTGGCAGTATTCCAGTAACGGCACGGTCGACGGTATTAATGGACGATGTGATGTTAACCACGTTTACAAAGACTATGGAGCTTCAAATCCTACACCTAATGCCCCACAGAGTCCACCAACGCACGTAACCCCAAGAAACGAACTAATTGCTTTGGGACAACAGCACGCCATTAATTTTACAGGGGTGCAAATCGCGGTTGACGGTATTGTTGGCAGAAACACGAAAAGAATGGCGGTACGCGTAGTGCAACACGCTATGAACATGGATTACGGTCGCACGATTGCGGAGGACGGACTTGTAGGCAAAAAGACAAAAGCGAAAGCTGGACGGCATTATGTAAGGCGAGGGGAAACACAGTACTTAGTCACAGCGCTTGAAATCTTATGTTTATTACAGGGAAAAAATCCGAACGGGGTGGAACACCCCGGAACATTTGGTGGAGGACTGGCTCGTGCGTGTGGAATTGAAATCGTTTACGCAAAAGATATGTTATACATGATTTAATGATTATTCACGTGGAACAAAAAATGTTTCACGTGAAACATTTTAAGGAGGTTAGTAAAATGCCAAATATCAATGTAGCGTATCAGTGGGCGGTCAATGCATGCAATGCACCTAATATTGGTTATTCACAGCAATATCGTAGAGGGCAGACCGTGAACGGTATTACTTATTACGACTGCAGTTCTTTTATCTCAAAAGCACTTACAGAAGCAGGGTTCTTTTCCTCGAACCCATGGTTCACCACAAGGACAGAAGAGGGATACTTATTACAAGCTGGATTCAAAGAAATTAACATTACCGAAGCGTGGCAAGCTGGGGATGTGGTATGGCGTAGCGGTCATACGGAGATGGTATATAGTGGAAACGGTGTTGGGGGTGGCGGTGTCACCATGGGCGCGCACAGTGGACGTTATCCACTACCAGACCAAGTAAGCATTAACACATATATAGCAAAACCGTCCGCATGGACAAAGATATATCGTTATGGAGATAGTGCTGGTATGCCCCTAGAGTGGATTCATGGAAACCGTTATTTGACAGACGATGAAAGGAAAAATAATGCATATGTATTTTACAGTACAATGTTTTTCAAAGATTTTACGCTCAATTCAATAGCTGGAATGTTAGGGAATATGGAGATAGAGTCTAATATTAACCCTGAACTATGGCAGTCGCTAAAAGAGGGAAATTATAATGGAGGATATGGGTTAGTCCAGTGGACACCAGCAACAGTCTACACAGACTGGGCAAATGCTCATGGTTATGATATCACAGACGGGTATTACCAATGCATATGGCTTGATGAAGAAACAGTTAGTAGTGGCCAATGGATAGAGACTACGAAATACCCGATATCATGGGAAGAGTTCCGAAAGTCTACAAAAGAGCCAGATTATCTAGCATCTGTTTTTTTAAAAAATTTCGAGCGTGCTGGTGTGGAAAAAGAAGAGGAACGGAAAAAGAACGCGCTAAAATGGTACGCTTATCTACAGACATTATCCCCATATCCAATCCACCCACATATACGAAAAACAAAAATGCCACTTTACTTTTTCTTGCCTTGGTGATATAATAGAATCTGTAAAAGGGTGACACTAAATAAAGGAGGTAAAATATTATATGGATTACAATGAAGCATTAAGCGAATTAATTGACGCTGTAGCAGACGTGGAGGAACACGGTGACGCTATTGAAGTCTTACAGAACTACGAGAACGAAAGGGATGGAGAGTTAGACAGCGAATGGAGAGACAAGTATCTAAAGTTAGAAGCCGAGTACAAAAAGCGCTTTAAAGAAAAAATGACAGAGGGAACGACTCGTGCAGATGATAAAGGCGAGTCAAAAGATGAAACAGAAGAAATTACCGTGGAAGATTTAGACTTTAATGGTAAAACAGAGTAAAGGAGGTTTTAACCAATGGCAGATGCAACAAATAAAAACATTTTAAAAGCAGTGAAACAGGAACTTTCTTTTGAAGTTCAAAACCACTTGCCTGTAGAAGTCTCAGACAATTTACAGACTGTCTATGATAACATTCTGAATTTTGCGCCTGTTCGAAATGAAATTGTACCGTCATTAATTAATCGTATCGGTATGCAGACGGTAGACAGTATTGCATGGAGAAA